CATCAGGACCTTCACCATCACCATTTTGATCTCCACAACCACTTAAATCTTGATAAAATGTACAATTACACCTTGGGTCTCTAGTTTCATCATCTTCTTCAGAATCATCAACTTGATTTAATAATGTTGGATTAGGTGTATCATTTTCAGTATCTCGTCTACATACACCAATACATGGTTTATCATAAGTATCACCACAATCATCTGTATTTAATGTTCGTAATGCTCTTGTTGGTTTGGGTGGTGGATTAGTAATTAAAAATCTTGTCAATACTGGTAAAGAAATTGAAAATTTACAAGTTAGATTAAAATTTTTATTTGGCTCAACAGAAGAAGGAGCAAAAGCATTTGACGAAATGGCAAAATTTGCCAGTAAAGTTCCTTTTTCATTAGAAGAAATACAACAAGGAGCTGGTGTCCTTTCCGTTGTTGCCAAAGATGCTGATGAACTTGCACACATAATGCAAATTACAGGTAATGTCGCAGCAGTCACAGGATTAGATTTTAGAACAGCGTCAGAACAAATACAAAGATCATTATCAGCTGGTATTGGAGCCGCAGACCTATTTAGAGAAAAAGGTGTAAACGCTATGCTTGGTTTCAAAGCTGGAGCAAAAGTAACAATAGAAGAAACAGCAGAAGCATTTGAAAGAGTATTTGGCAAAGGCGGACAGTTTGACGGAGCAACAGACGAACTAGCAAATACATTTGAGGGAACACTCTCAATGATAGGCGATAAATTTTTTAATTTTAAACGTACAATATTAGACGCTGGTTTTTTTCCAGAATTAAAAAAACAATTTAAAGATTTAGATACTTTTTTAGCAGACAATTCACAAACACTTGACGAAATAGCAATTGCTTTAGGAGAAGGACTTGCACAAGCTGTTAGACTTGGTGCAGACGCAATTTTATTTTTAAAAGATAATTTTGATTTTTTAATTGAATCAATCAAACTTTTAATTTCTTTCAAAGTGGCTGGTGTTTTTGTTGCTTTGGCTGGTGGTATTTTAAAGGCAAATTCTGCCATGTTATTATTTAACGCAACAATAAAAAGAAATTTATTTATTGCTGGCGCGGCAATCGTAATATCACAATTTGATAAAATTTTAGATATGCTTGGTAGAATGCCAAGTGATTTTGATACTGCATCACAGGCAATAGCTCATAATAATGAACAAATAAAACATTATGAAAACCAACTTGGACAAATACAAGGTACAATCAATGCTTTCCTTGAACAAAACAAACATTTAACAAAAGAACAATTAGCGCAAAATGAAACGTATCAAGGTTACATTGAAATTTTAGAGGAAACAAAACAAAAATTAAAAGAGTTTGCGGAACTTAATGATGAACTTTTTAAAGACGCATATCCTGTTTACGAAGATCAAATTATTAAAATTGCAAAAGCATTAAACAAAAAAGAAGAAGCATTTAATGTAGACCAAATTGTTGAAGATTTAAAAAAAGAACAAGAAGCTCTTAAAGCAGAAGAATTAGCATTAAAAAAAGTTATGCAGGTTTATGCTGAATATGGAATGCAAAGACGTAGAATGCTCAAAGGAATTGCAGAAGAAGAAGCAGAAACATTAGAAACAATACAAAGACAACATGAACAATATGCAAACACAAGAATTCTTTCCGACAAACAACAATATCAAAAACAAATAGAAGCATACAAACAATATGCAGATTCAAGAATAGCAGGAGAAAAACTTTTAGATCATAAAAAAAGATTAATAGAAGCACAAGGAAAGGCACACACAATAAAAGAAGCAAGAAGCACATTAGAAGAGGTTGCAAAAGTAAATAAAACAGCTTTTATGGCCTTTAAAGCAGTTAGGATAGCAGAAGCAACAATCAACGCAATTAAAGGAGCTTCAAATGCCTTACAAGCCTACACTCCGCCATATAGTTTTATAATTGCTGGATTATCTTTAGCAAAGGGTTTGGCGCTTGTTTCACAAATTAAATCTACAAGTTTTAGACAAGGTGGTGGGTCAGTAAATAAAAATCAACCATATATGGTCGGTGAAGCAGGTCCAGAAATGTTTGTGCCAAGTGGCTCTGGTAGAATTGTTACAAACAATCAAATAAGTAATCCTCAACCAGTAACAGTTAATTTCAATATTAATACTGTTGACGCAAAAGGATTTAATGAATTATTAGTAAATAGTAGAGGCGTAATTGTTAACATGATAAACAGCGCTGTTAATGAAAAAGGTAGAACGGCAATAGTATGAGTGGCGCATTTCCAACAACAGATTTTAACGCATTAAATTTAAAAAATAATCAAAAAACTTTAGTGTCAACAACTGATAGTGGCAAAACTTTTCGTAGACAAATTGACGGACAGCGTTGGTCATTTACTGTTTCATGTCCATTAAAAACTAGAAGTAATTTTGCGCCAATCATGGCTTTTATTGTTAAGCAAAGATCACAAAAAGAAAACTTTACAATTACATTTCCTTTAGACGCTCTTGGAAGTGAAACAGGAACAGTAAAGGTTAATGGAGCTCATAGTGCTGGCGATACAACAATAACTGTTGACGGTCATGCTGGTGACACAGCTGGTAGTTTTAAAGCTGGAGATTTAATAAAATTTAGTGGACACTCAAAAGTTTACATGATTGTTGCTGACGTTACTCCAAGCAGTAATGCTTCAACGTTAACTATTGAGCCACCACTTACAACTGCATTATCTGATAACGAAACATTAACCTATGACAGCATACCTTTTACAGTTCATTTACAAACAGATTTACAAGAGTTTGAAACAAATGCAAATGACAAAGACGGCAACTTATTATTTTCTTACGAGTTTGATGTTATTGAGAGTATATAATGGCAAGAGGACTTTCAACAGCAGTCAAAAATGAATTAGCAACTCAAAACATAAATCCTGTTCTTTTAGTTAAACTTAATTTTTCAACGCCAGTATATTTAACAAATTGCAGTTTTAATCTTGTATCTTCTATAAGTGGTAGCTCACAAACTTACATAGCAAATGGACACTTGCGAGGAATAACAAATGTTAGTGAATCAAATAAACCAACAAAAAATAGTTTAGCTCTTTCTTTAAGTGGTGTTGATCAAACGTATATATCAATAGCTCTTAATGAAAACATCATAAATAAAGATGTAGAAATTTACAGAGGATTTTTAGATAGCAACAACGCTTTAATTAGTGATCCATTTTTACTTTTTTATGGAACGATTGATGATTTTAAAATTAGTGACACAACAACAACTGCTGGAATTGTTTTGACAATAACTTCTCATTGGGGGCAGTTTGAAAAACAAAGTGGTAGAACAACATCATCAAATTCACAACAAAGATTTTTTAGTAGTGATAAAGGTATGGAGTTTGCCGCGATAACAGTACAAGATTTAAAATGGGGAAGAACATGACAAGTTATCATTTTTACGAGGGCAAAAAAAACGAAATTGATAAAATATTAATTCTTTTACATGAATTTGGCGAAGAATTTCCAAGTTTAGGTTATCCAAGTTTTGATATGTTAAAATTAAAATCAAGAGTTTTGTATTTTATTGAACATGGCAAGTTAATTTTAATTAATGATGTAAATAAAAATAAATTAGTAGGTTTAGCAATTTTACATCAAACAGAATTTTTATGGTCAACAGAACAATTGTTAAATATTCAAACAATGTTTATTTCAAAAAAATATAGATCTTATGAATTATTTAATCAACTAATGAAAATAATAAAAAACCAAGCAAAAGAATTACCAATTCACATGTCAATCTCTACAAAACTTATTGCAGATAATTTAATGGCAAGAGCTGGTTTTGAAAAAATGGGAAACATTTGGAGATTATCTTAAATGTGTGACCTACCAGATTTACCAGACATTCCAATAGTTAGTGATATTATTGATATTGTTGTTGATATTATTGAA